TATCTTTCATACTTATATCTTGGTTCCAATCAAAATAACTATTTTTTTGTGTATTATCTCCACCTGTATTTTCTGGTTCATACGCAACATTCTTGTCGAACTTTATAAACGTATTATCAAAAGGGTCAAGTGATATAGGTTCAGGTGCTTCAATCTTATCTGTTACATTTTCTTGTACAACTTCTTTTTCTTCTTTTTCTTCTACCTCAATCTCTTGAGTATTCTCATTGTTAATTTCAGTAGCCATGTTAAATAATTACTTTTGAACCTGTTGGGTCTATATTCCATAGAATATCAATTACTCGTTTCAATGTCTCTTCATTCTCTTTTATTGGTGCTTTTTCTAATAATTGTTCTTTAGTTGTTACCCCTGCATCTTTTAATCCAACATACTGATAAGGTCTAAGCATTTCTGTAATTATATCTTTTGAATATACTCCATAAGGATATTCTCTAACTCCTAGTCTTGCTCTTGCTACGCGCATTAGAACTGATTGCATTACACCAAATATATCATCTTCACTACTTAGATTTGCTTCAGTAAGAATCATTTGTGCTATTGCATATTTAGCTTCTATATTTTCTTTTGTGTTATTCATAACTAGATCAGTATATATTTCTTTTGCTTTGTCTATAACTTGTTTAGATGACTTGTCCGCGTATGAGTGACTATATCCATTTTCTTCAATCTTAATTATAAAGTTTTTATCATTCTCTAAATTAGTACCTCTTGCAGCACTACCATAAGAAACAGCACCTTCAAACTTATCAAATTTACTAAGAGTTAATTGTAAATTATTTTGTAATACACCACCTTCAGTTCTATCCATATCTTCTCCTCCTTCAGTAGGTACTTCAGAACGACCTTCCCCTGCTAATTGTTGTGTCTTAGTTATTAAACCTTCACCAATTTCTAATTCTTTTATTTTCTCTTTTTCAAGTTTATTAAAATTACCATCATTTGTATTAGATACTGGTATGACTCCACCGTCTGTAGTGTTCATACTTACGTCATCTGTATCTGTAAATAAGTTTTTAAGCCAACCTTTGAATCCACCATTTTTATTTTCATTACCTGTTTTATCTGGAATAATATCAATTCGTCTACCATCATCTACTCTATTAAAATTACCCTCACCATCTTCTTCTATTCTGCCTTTTTCAAGTAGTTTATTAAATTCTTCTTGTGATACTTTTATTGGAGGTGCATCTTTTCCTTCATCTATAAGATCAATACCTAATTCTTCTTGTGCTTCAAACCATAAACCACTCTGTTTCAACTTATAAGTTTTAAGTGTTTTATCATTATTTAATCGTAAAATATCTTTTCTATAGTTTTTCATAGCTTCTTCTATGCCTGTTTGAAACTCTTCAGTTGTTTTAGCTGTTTTTGAAATTCTTATAATTTCTTTATTGAAAAATTGTGTTGCATCAGAAAAATAAAGTTCTACATTAGTTCTTTTTCTCCAAGGCTTTACTTGATTATTACCGCCTAATAAATCTTTGCTATCTTCTATTAAAGTTTTTATTTGTGGTCTGTATAAAGCTAATCTATCTTTACCTAAATGAGTTGTAATCATTGTTTTTAATTCGTTTAACTCTGTAGTATCTTCGTCTGTAATTGTTTTTCCAAGACTAATTTCAAATTTTCTTAGTTCATTCAATGCCTGTAACGGACTAGCAAAGTTTTTGTTTATTATTTTTGTAGCAAAGTCATCATAAAATTCATCACGAGATACATCTAAATCTTCTATAACATCTAAAAATACATCTGGGGTATCTTTAAAAATTACTGCTAATTTATTCAAAGCCTCTGTATTGCGAATTGTCTCTCCGCTTTCTCCTGTTGTAGTAAATTCAAAATCTTTTAAAGCTTCTTCAATCCTTGGTTTAATTATTTTACTTATTTTCTTTTCTTTAAAAGTATCGTAATTATTTTCAGCAGTAATCATACGAGACATCATCTGGTTCCAATCTTTACCAAGATATTTCAATAAGCTATCTTGAACTACTGTGCCATCTTCTAGTGTTATTTTTGGTCCTACTTTTACTTGACCAATAAAGTTTTTAAAATTTCTTACTGCAACAACTCCGCTTTTACCTTTCTTTAAATTAATATCAAATATTACTTCTGCTAAATGCAAAGCATTTTTTTTCATACCTGTAGGACTAACACTAGATGTAGCTCCTAGTGAATCTAAAAGTGTTACCTCTTCATTTACGTTCTTTAAAGCAAGACTTAGTTTTGAATCAGGATTAGTTAAATCTATATCTTCTAATTTGTTAAAGTCTATTGTTGAAAAATTTGCTAAGACCGTATCTGTAAAACTGCTGTTTTGTAAATTAGCAACAAATTCTTGATTATTTTTTTCTTGATTAACATATGCTTTTGAAACTGCTTTAGCTGCTTCTGGCATAAAATAATTATTAACAAATTCAGGTCTTACACCTTTTAAATCAGCTCTATTTAGTTCATTAAATTCAGCAATAGAACCTTTAAATTCATCTGAATTAACATCAAATTCTTTTAAAGGTACTTGTCTTACACTTCCATCATCACCTTGTACCTCTATTAATTTGTTGTTTAAAAAATGATTTAATTTACCTTCTTGCGATAATCCATGATTTATTGCTATTCGTTTTTCAATACCTGCCCTAACAAATAAATTTTTACTTAATACGTTTTTTGCTACATTTTTATCTTGTGTTTTTAAGGCATCTGTAATTTCTTTAAGTCTTTCAGGATTAGCCATCAAAACTTCTATTTCACCTTGTAATACTCCTTTTGCTTTTTCTTCTTCAATAACATTACCTAAATATCTTTGCAGGTCTGGATTATTATTTTTTAATGCTCTTGCAACACCCATAATTCCTGTCTCTGGCAAAACCGAAACAGGATTATAATAAGTATTAACAGCTTGATCGTAAATGTTTGTAGCTGCTGTGCTTTTAAAACTGTCTGTCATAATTTATGCAATTTTAGTAGCTGCGGTAAAACTGTTAAGACCACCTACACCTATTTGTAACACCGTTTCAGCTAGTGTGGGTATTTGATTATATGCTTCATTTATATTACTTTGTATTTGATTTCTGCGATCCATATAAGTTGCTTCAGTTGCATCAATATTTCTTAAGTATTGCCTTCTATAAGACTCCATAGTTTGATTTATTGATTCATTAAAGTTAGCTCCTTGTAATCCTTGATCTCTTAGCAGTAGTGCCACAGTAGTACCAGATTGTTCTGAAGCTCTTATAGATGACATAGCTTGTAAAGTTCTTATATTATTAGCAAATTTATTTTGTGCTTCTGCTTTTTCTTTAGCTTCTTTTTGTTCAGCTAAAGCTCTTTGTTGTTGTCTCTTATCATCTTCAGCATTTTTAAAAGCTATTCTTCCTTGTTGTGCTACTTGTTTAGCTTTTGATCTGGCAGCCATATTTCCAACTACAGCATTTGCAGCAGTAAGACCTAAACCAACATTAAAAGCTAAAGCTGCTTTACCTGTTAATCCTATTGCAGCAGCAAGACACATTTACGCTATCCTCAAAAATTCGTAAAAAGGTTTTTGTTCTTTACCATACTCTTTGTGATAATTTACAAAAGTAAACCCAAGAGCTTTTAACCATTTTATAGCAGAGGTGTTCTCTGCATATACATAATTATAGAGTATTTTATAAGACTCAAGTAAATTATCAACCCATACCCTGCCTTGTCTTATTAATTGTATGCGATATTTTTTATTAGAATACAAACCATCAGTAGCAACACACCATATACAACCATCTTCAATAACACCACATAGCCCTATTGGTTGATCATTATCGTCAGCAATAGCCATATTTATTTGACTACCTAAAAACGTATAACTTAAAGCTAACTCTGGTTCCAAACCTGTTTGATATTTTGCTTCTATTTTATCCATAACCCTCATATTACTTACAACATATTTAAAGTCTTTTAGACTAGCTTTTCTTAAATATCCCATTTACATTCTTCTAGCTTTCATATGGAATATTCCTTCATATTCTGCACTAGCAATTCTTGTTGGAAGAAATGTATTGTTCTTTATATCTATATCTACTCTGTCTGACTTACTCATAACAGGTACTTTAAAAGTTCCAGTATCTAAATTTATTTCTCCAATAACACTAGAGTTAGAACCAAGTAATCTACCACTAAATTTATGAATACTTGTATCTCTATTTTCAGGAGTAACTTCTACTTGAAAGAAAGATGAATCTTCATATTTAATATAAAAATGATGTATTTGTAATCTGCCACTAAGTAATTCACTAGCACCCGCTTGTCCAGTTAATCTTTGTTTACTAAATCTATAGTGCATTTCAAAAGGTTCACCAATAATAAATTTACTATTTCTATAATCACCGTTAGCAATAATAGTAGATGTGCTTCCGTCAGTTAAATTTGTAGTTCCAATAACTTGACCTGCTAATAAATTTTTAGTTTGTCCGTTTGTATTAACAAATGTACTGGTTTCAGTAGACGATAAATATCTACCAACAACTGTCATCTTTGCTCTTAGTCTATAAGGTACAGAAAATTCAGTTTTATCTGTTACTGCGTTATAACTAACTCCGACTCCTGTAGTTGCTTCAGTTACTTTATGGTCTAAATAAAATTCAAATTTAGAATTAGGTTCTGTAAAATCTGTCTCAAACGGTATCTTTTCTAGTGTTACTTTATTATCTTCTTCTATAACTGCAAACAAATCTGTACCAATAAAATCAATATTTAAAAATTTTCTATTAGGATTTATTGTATAAGTAAACCAAGCATTTAAAACCTTAGAAAAATTTTCACCATATAACCATCTATTTAAAAATAATTTATTAGGATTATCAGAACCAAGTAAAACTAATATATCTTGGTTGTTTGAAACAGCCATTTTAAAAATACCACTTGGTATAAGTTTTGGTACGTGAACTGTAGTATTAGCAGCGTCTTTGATTTGACTATCACCTTGCGTTATATATTCTCTAATACCTGCAAAAGAACCTTTTTTTGTAAGGAAATAAATTGAACTACCAGAACCAACAGGTGCAGCAGCAGCACTACTTTCAAATTCAGTTGCTACGAGTACGTTAGCTGATTTAGGTGTAAGGTTATCTGACGAACTTGTTAAAGTAAATTGAGTTTGTTCAGAAAATAATATTAATCTTTCTCCCATAGTTACTGCGTGTTTTAAAATAGCTACTTTTGTGTGTGAAGCTGCAACGTCTATAGGTTCACTATCTAAAACAGATATAACTGTCTCTGGAAAAAAATTAAAAAATTTAGATACTTCAGAAAGAATTACATTATCACCTGCTAAAAACCCTAATCTATTTCTAAAAAAGAAAACATTATTTATGTTTCTACCTATAAAAGAAGGGTCAGGTGCAGACTCAAGATCACCCGCAGTACGTTCACCCCATTTAGGTAGAGTATAACTTGCTGTTGTACTGCCTACAGTAACGGTATATGTATCTCCATCAACTCTTGCAAACCTAAAATTACCATCAGCTTGACGTATAAGAACGTGTGGCATTGTGTCGTAATTAAATTTAAAAGGTATGCCATCTTCAACAGTTTCTTCCCATTGTCCCTCTTCAAAAGTACCACCATTATTAGTAACAAATTTCACATAGTAATTATCAAAATTTGTATCTTCATCACCTTTTACTTCTACGACATAACCATTAGGAGAGACAGTTGGAAGATCAGTAAATCTTTGTACTGAATCTTTTATTATTGTCATCTTGGTATCACCTTGAGTATCACTACCATCTATAGAAAAATTAGACCCATCATTTTTTTTAATATGTAATACTGGTCCATTTCTTTCTATAGTGAAACCAGTTAATCCAGAATCAAGACCAGATTTTATATCGGCAGCAACAGTATCAGTTGATAATGGATTATCGCCAGAGGTGTTATCTGTAACTGTAACCCCATCAACAGTTACGGTGTAAGTTGTGTTTGCTGTGGCTTGATTAATAAAAACAATAGCTTGCGTATCTGTACCCGCAGACAAAGCGGAATCCATAACAGGTGTAATACTTGTATTCACAACAAAAGTGTAGTCAGCAATAGTAACTGTTTTTATTACGCTTCTTGCGTTAGTTGTAGATAAATACGCAACACCATCTGGCTTTTCAACATTTAAAGAATTACCTGCTAAATCATAAACTTGTACATTACCATTACTAAATATTGCTACATACTGTTCACTTGTATCTCTATTTATAGTTTGTATATGAACATTACCTAAAGGACTATTAGCCAAAGCAGTTACATAATTCAAACCAGACCTTTTTGTAAGACCGAGAACTGGATTACTATCTGCATTGTCTTGTATATCCGCGTGATCTGCTTGTTTTAAAGAGTCAGATGATTGAGATACACCTCTTAATAAAGTGGGTATAGCTCTTGAAATTAATGGCATAGCTATCTAATAAGTCCATTGGCAGGGCTGTAAGTACCGAATACAGTTGTTAATGAAGGGTCTCCTCTTAAGATATTATGATCTCCATTACACAAGTCTGTTTCTGTAAGAGTAACTCTTGCTCTTATTTCATCTTCTTTTGTATAGGTTCTTAATCCTTGGTCACTAACAAGTCTATCTACAAAAATTCTTGCAGCTCTTATAGTTATGTAGTTTCTTGCTTGTTCTGGTATTTCGTCAAAATCTCTAAAATAAACAACAGTACAAATCAAATCATCATCAAATTGGAAAGTATTATTTAACCTGTCATATAATTTTAAACCTCTTTGTATTGGGTCTACATCTGGGTTTTGATGTATATTTGCATCAATCCTTAAAACATCTGTAGGTAGAACAATTTGCTTTGAACTATTAGGACTAAAGGTTACATCTATTTCAGTATTGAAAGACCACCCTTCACCTTGAACAGATTTATTTATTTCTACTAAAGTTGATTGTGCTATTTTTACATCTACAGGAAGCGAGCCTGTCAGTTTGTTTACAGGTGCTTCGCCTATAGCAGCAAGCATTATGTTGATTGCTTCAAGTTCCGTGGTTGCAGCTACAGCCATGATTTAATACTTTTTTTTTGATGTTAATTTTAAAGATTTTCTCCCATCTTTTTTCATGGGTTTTTTCTTTTTTATCTTGTAAGCTTTTCCTTCAGGCATAATAAAAAAAAGGGTATCTAATAATAAGATACCCTATAAATTGAAATTAGGTATTAGATAACTTAATAGTAGCTGCGCACTCTGGTCTTAGGATTCCATGACCAAGAGCATATTTAGCAACCATTAATGTACCTTGGTACATGATTCCATAGTCAGAACCAGAAATCTCAGTTGTCATATCCATAAGTTTTACTGTACCAACAGCAGACTTATGAAAGACCATACCAATAGTTTTACTATCGTCACCTGAGTAAGTGTTATTCGCACCACTTGGGTTAGAAGATACGTTACTCTGAGGTACGTTGTTTGACATCATTACAGGAATACCCGCAATTTGTGTAATCATACCTGAAGCAAACGAACCGTTTCCTTGTGGGTTGA